TTGGAAACAGAAGATTATGAAAGTTAACGAATCAACAGATATAACTATACCATTAAGGAATTTGTTATCTATTATAGGTGGAGTAGCCGTAGCAGTTATAGGTTACTTTCATATAGATGAACGTATAATGTTACTTGAGCATGAACAAGTTCGTATGATTGATGATATAAGTGCTAATGAATTATGGATTGATGAGTGGGAGTCTGATGGAATATTACCATTAGACGTAGAACAAAATATGAGATTAACTTTTATTGAAAAGAAACTAGAGGAAATCAGTGAATGATTGTATTGAAAAAAGCATGGTAGGAACAATAGGATTTATAAGTAGCTGGAATCTACAAGCAATTAATCCATTGTTATCGTTTATAATATCTATATTAACTATAGTATATTTAGTAGTAAGTATTAAAACAAAACTAGGAAAATAATGGCTAGAAAAAGATCAACTGCTATTAGAAGAACTACTGGTAAAGGTGGTAACTACAGATCAACTAAGTCTGGTGCAGGCATGACTGCTAAAGGTGTAGCAGCCTATCGTAGAGCTAATCCTGGAAGTAAACTTAAAACAGCAGTAACAGGTAAAGTTAAACCCGGAAGCAAAGCTGCTAAAAGACGTAAATCATTTTGTGCAAGAATGAAAGGTATGCCGGGTCCGATGAAAGATAGTAAAGGTAGACCAACAAGAAAAGCAATGTCATTGCGTAGATGGAGGTGTAGATAATGGCAAAGAGTAGAGTTAATGAAGCTGGTAATTATACAAAGCCAGGAATGCGTAAAACATTATTTAATAGAATAAAAGCAAGTGCTAGTTATGGTACAGCAGCAGGTAAATGGTCTGCTAGAAAAGCACAAGCATTAGCAAGACTTTATAAAAAACGTGGTGGAGGGTATCGTAACTAATGGCGTTAGCTAAATCACAAACTAGTTTAAGAAAATGGGGCCAACAAAAGTGGCGTACTAAATCAGGAAAGAAATCATCTGTTACAGGTGAAAGATATCTTCCTGAAGCTGCTATAAAGAATTTGTCTAGTGCTGAATATGCAGCTACTACAGCAAAGAAAAGAAAAGATAAAGCTAAAGGTAAACAATTTAGTAAACAACCAAAAACAATAGCAAGTAAAACAAAGAGGTATAGATGAAATTAAAAAAAGTAAAAAGGAAAATAAAAAAAATAGGGAAGAAACTTATAAAAACAACTCCTCAATATAAAATTAAACAAAAAATAAAAAAAACATTAATGAAAAAAATTTATTCTCCTAGCCAACTAGAAGCATTAAAAAATTTAAAAGAACTTGAAAAAGAAAAAAGACAACTTCAAAAAAGAGAAAGAACATTAATAAGGGAAGGTAAATTATGAAACATACTAAATTAAAAGGGAAGCAAAGTAAACTTGACGCTGATAAAGATGGAAAGATTACAGGTAAAGACTTCAAAATGTTAAGAAAGAAAAAGAAAACAGTAATGAATAAAGGAATGATGTAATGGAATTAATGGCGATGTTAGGTGGTGGATTAGCTGGGTTTATATTTAAACTTATAGGTACATTAGTACAAGCTCAACAAGCTAATATGCAAGCAATGATTACAAAGCAAGAAGCAGCTGATACAAGTGCTGATAAAGCAGCAGCTAGAGATGGAGGAACATGGGTACGAAGACTAATTGTTTGTGCCTGTTTGTTTGCTGTTGTTATTGTTCCATTGATTATGGCATTCTCTGAAAATGGAATGACAGTATCTTCAGAGAAAGGATTTTGGATTTTTAAAAAAGAAGTGTGGACAGAACTGTCTGGTTTTGTTCTAATTAGTGAATTGAAAATTACGCTTTTAAGTATTATTTCATTTTATTTTGGAAGTTCTCAAATTAAATAATTTAACTCCTGGTTAGAAGTTTTACCAAAGGTTTCATTACCTGTTCCATGTTGCGTCACTCAACATTAAAAACTTCAAAGTGACATTTTTTATTCACATTTAATTAACAGGAGAGAAATGTCTATGTATCGTATTGTTCATAAAGAATCAGGAAAAGAAGCAACAGTTGAAGTAAAAGGTTTTGATAGATCAGAAATGATAAAACAAGCTAGCGAAAAAATAGGCATAGAAATAAGCCCCACCGAAGTAGGGCATATTCGCATACTACCTCTTTAGGATTTTTTTGTATGCTACTCCTCGATAAGTAAGGATAACTTCCATTGTAGACCTCCCAATGTTAGCGTTCCTTCAGTCACTTTGACCTACTTCCGACCATACAGGTTGAACGAGTTATATATTCTGCATACTAAAAACACATAATGTCGTCAATGAAAAAGCTAGTTTTTATCATGGAACTAGCAAACCATTGTGGGCAAATTACATACCTTCTGCTTCTTGCGTAGGAACTTCAATAGTAGCTTTTTGTTTAGGCTTAACAAATACTTCGACATCAGAATTAAAAAACTTATTTAGTGTAGATTCAAATACACTAACTGTATCTTCTAGTGTCCAACTATGTTTATCCTTTATACCTACCATTGTATCATCATCTTCTATTATTATTTTAATCATAGTTTCATTACCTCGTTAATACACGTTTCACCATTTATTATAACAGCACATCCTATTGCTGGTTTCTTTCCTCTTTTTGCATAATCAAACGCAAAACTAGAAAAATCTATACCACAACCTACTTGGCAACTAAATACTGATCTATTGATTCCAAACGACCAATGAGTATATAGTTCTGTATGTCTGTGACCTTGTACACAAGAACTCATCTCATTTAAAGCTCTTGTTTTTGCAGTACCTGCTTCTCCATGAATATATGATACATTGTCAATAGATACTTCATCTGTAAATATCCATCCTGGTGTTTCTAATACTTCTTTGTATGATTTAATCCAACGTCTAGGTACATTGCTTGTAACTGATTTACGCATAACCATTCTATCGTGATTACCTATAGTTACATATGCTTCTGGAAAAGCCTTATTGTATGGTTTAAGTCTTTCAATAGCTAAGTCTAATTCATCTCTACCAGACATACCATCAGGATCAGTTTCGTGATAAGATGTGTAATGATTGTCTATTACATCTCCTATAAATACAACAGTATCACAATCATATTTTGCATACACGTTTATACAAAACTCTAGGTATCCATCTAAATCAAAAGGACAATGCAAATCTCCTACACATAATACTCTACGACCACCATTAATAACACATTGATCTATTGGATTAGGTATTTTCTTTTTCTTATTTAGATAACGTAATGCACGTTTAACTGATGAAGCAGCAATACCATATTCCATAGCTGTTTCTGCTATACCAACTTGCTCTACTCTTGTAAGTATTTCTCTAGCCTTTTTTAGACTGTAAGCCATAACTCCTCCTATGTTACTAATTCCATAAACAAACAAAACATTATTGTTGCTAACATTATTAGAAATACATAATACATTAAATCGTATCTATACATTTATAATCTCCTTTACAATTTCATAATACTTATCTGCGTAATCTGACCCGTCAGCTTTTGTATTTTCATGTAGTTCAGCTAAAACAGGTGTAGGTATTTTAAATTTTAAACTGCTCATTTCCATAAGATAAAAATATCTTTGAGGAAATTTATACTTAAACCAATTTGTTGCGTGTAGTACGTCTTTGTGCCACCAATGTAAATGATAGTAGCTAGATAAGACTTTCATATTAGTAGGGTCTAACTCCATATTCTTATGAGTTCCTACATTTAAAACGTGAGAAGCATGACAATTAGCACCTGCACATTCTTGTCCTGAATATTGACAAGTGTAATTGTCACGTTTTTTAACACACAATTTTGCTTTAGACACTAATTTCTTAATGTACCAAGTTCGATTGTGTGCTAATTTAGGCATCAGAAAGGTATTTCTTCTGTAGGCTCTATGTCTTGATTAGACTCTTTAAGAGTATCAATAAATTCTGTAGCCTTACTATAAAGAAAAGATTCTTGATCTTCCCATGACCAGGATTCTTTACCCATATGCTCTGTTAATACAGGTGGTGGCATACCATTAGGATTATCTTTAGTATACGCTGATTTAACAGTTACATTATCTTGTTGTAAAAACATAAATGCTTTACCTTCTTTGCTTTTACCTAGAATAAAACTAACAGCTTTATCTAAATCAAGATTAGGTATACGTTTAACAAACTGACCAAAGAATTGTGAATCAACTTTAATCTGTAAGTCATATCTTGTTTCATCTTCATCAACAAGATTAAGTATTAGATTGCTTCCATATTTACTGTCAGCAAACTCAGCACCTATCATAATATTATTTGGTAATGCATTTGCACGAGCTTCTCTAACTTCTTTTCCTTGATTAGGGCCTGCTGTTAGTTCTCGTACTGTTAGCGTTGTACCTTGTGGTGCATCTTCACCATCTTGTAAACGCTGATTGAATTGACCATGATTGATATCAATGATCTTACCATACTGCTTCATTCCTAGACTTGTTAGTCCCATATGTTTCTCCTATGTTAATGTTTCTCTAATTAAAAGTTAATACTTATATATTAATAGGTATTTGTCAACCTATTAAACAAGGTAACAAAAGCTTTTGTTGCTGTCTGTGGCACTACTCCATTTCCGAGAAGTCTAAGTCTGTCCACCCTACTTGAAGACCCATTAGTTGTTCTACCCAACTTGGGTTTAACTCTAGGCTCTTCCCATTCGTGTTGTTCTTGATTTGGTCTCCTTGGTATCCTTTCTTGCATCCATATATCATTTTTGGTAGTGACATATCTCGGAATGTCTTTGTTCCTGGTGTGTCCTTCCAATCTCTCGCTGTTGGTGTCGGAAATGTTTCTACTGCATCCCTTAACTTGGCCCCAAACGTCTGATTGCTTTTGTGACGTTTGCTCTTGAATGTCCCATCTTCCACTATCGTTTCTATCCGACCCCCCTCTGCATCCGATGTCCTCGGTGTCGGATAATTCATCGCATCCTTGTATGCTTGAACTGATTCCGGATTTACTTGTTCTCTCAGATTGCTTGGCTTCTCTCTGTTCTTTCTGATTCCTTGGGCCTGCTTCATTGAAGCATTGTAGTCCTTTGGTGGTAACATATCCATTGTGTTTGGCGTGGCCCAATTCTTGTCGTTCACTTCTGCTTGTTGTGCTAGACTTAAAGAATTTCTTTTCAGTTGGCTTGCATCCATTTGTCTTGTTATCTGACTCGTTGTTGGAGTTGACCAATTCTTTGCTTGTTGTGCTAGTGGTATTCCTCCCTTCCCATTCGGTCTTGTCGAGTCTGTTGCACTCGCTCTCGGAGTAGCCCATGATGAAGACTCTTTTTCTCTGATGTGGGAAGCCGACTTCACTCGCTGAGAATACTCCTGCCGTTGCTCTGTAACCCAATCTTTCCAAGTCTTTAAGCACATAGTGGAGAACTGATTCTCCTTCTGCTGTTTTGCTTGAGATAATTCCTTCAACGTTTTCGAGGAAAACAATTCTTGGTCGACATTCTTCGATTCCTCTACTGAAGTGTGGATAGAGATGTCTAGGGTCTTCAACTCCTTTTTTATGTCCTGCACAACTGAAGGGTTGACAAGGGAAGCCTCCTGATAAGATGTCCACTCTTCCACAAAACTCTTTGTATGGGAAGGTCTTAACATCCGAGTAGATAGGTGCTGCATCCAACTGTTCGCTTTCCATCTTCGAAACCAAGTTTGCGATTGCGAAGGCTTCGATCTCCACATAAGCGATTGTTCGCAAGCTTGGTAAAACTCGTTCAAGTCCGATTCCGATTCCATCATAACCTGCACAGAGTGATAGGTGTGTAATTGCTTTGGTAGTATCCACATTACTCCTCCCAACTTTTGTGTTTAAATGTTTGTGTTGATTTATCAAAATCTAAAACTGCAACTGGAGATAATCCATTACGATTCTTCTGCCATTTACATACAACTGTATCATCACTCGTTTCGTGATTCTGATGAATTGTTTTACCATTTACATCAATACCTTCATAAGGAACTGTATGTAAATAAAGTATTACATCACATAAGTTTTCTATATTTCTACTATAAGCTACAAGTCCTTCAGCAGATGGATGTGCTAATAAAAATATTGGTATCTTAATATCATTTCGTAAATCTACTAACTGTTGAATAAAGTAATCATACATAGCAGTTCTGTTTGTAAAGTTTCTACCACCATCATTTATACAAAGAAGATTATCAATCATAATACAATCAGCACCATTTTTCTTTTCTGATAGGGCCCATGCTCGTATTTCCATAATATTCATAGACCCATCTCTAATATTTAAATTAAGGTCTTTTAGTTTTTGTGAAGCATTTAAAACTTTTTCTCTTTCATTATCGGTCATAAATCCTCTAGTCCTAATGGTGTACGTATTAACTTGACCAAGATGTGCTATAAATCTACCTACTAATTCTTGCTTAATCATTTCAATAGATGCAAAGCTACACTTCATACCCTTGCTATGTAAGTGACATATATATTGTAGAAGCCAGGCTGTCTTACCTGTACTTCTAGGCGCATGGATAATACATACTTCACTACTTAATCTTGATAATTTAAAATTCCAATCTTCAAAGGGCCATTCTAAATGACCTGTGTTTCCTTCTTCTGCATCTTTAACCCATTCATCACATATCTTATCCATACTGCTATCTTGATTATTTATTGAGCTTCTTACTAAACTACTCATAACTCTATCTGCTGAGCTTTGCCCATCGTATGCTTTTATTAATCCTGATTCATACACTTCGATTTCTTTTCTTAAATCATATAATTCTAATAATCTATCTCTGTATGATTTACTATGACTAGGTACAATCGTGCTATCTTGTAGTTTTAATAAATATTCTTCACCACCACATTGATGTAATATTTTTTTATCATTTAAATAATTTCTAACAGTTAATGCATCCATGTCCATATTTTGTACATACATTTCTCTTAATGCATCCCATAAATATTTATGTCTTTCTGTATAAAAATGTTTGCTTGATAATGATATACAATTTTTCATTCTTGATGGATCAAGTAATACTGACCCTATAACACCTGATTCGCTTGCTAAACAATTAGGTTTTTGTTTACTCATATACTAATCCTTTTCATTGTTTGTTCCTCAACTTGGTCTTCCCATATTCTATTAACTCCATTAATATATCCTTGGAAGTCCTTTCTATATTTATATTCTCTGCTTTTGATATATGTAGGTATACACTTATTAACAGCCTGTTGATCATCTGTTGATAACTTTTTCCAATATCGTAATGCAGTTTGTTTGTTACCTTTTCTGCCATACATAACCCAACATTCTTCAAACAATGTATCTGTTTTAGTATCTTGTTTAGTATTTGGTATAGGTTGTTTACTTTCAAACTTTCGATTGTTTAATTTTAAACATTGGATTGTATACCATTTAGTTTGATCATAACCAACTTTATTAAAGTTACCTGATACAATTAATCCATCATCTTCCATCTCTCTTAATAGTCTACTAATCTTTTGCCTAGACCAATAAGGATAATGCTTTGCCATATCAGCAGCAGATTGAAACATCCAAACTTTATTATCATGTGTATGTGATTTCTTACCTTCATTTTGATGTATCCAAAAACGAATGTGCTGTAGTAATATAGCTTTATCTAATCCATACTCTACAGCATCATCAACAATAAAAGCGTGTGCATCATTACCCATCAATCCACCTCCTTATGTGACAAACTTCTACTTCTTCTTCTATGCCATTTTCATTAGGTAGCATAATAGTTTCTATATAGATGTATGCACTATCTCCTATTCTACTGCACTCACGAATACACCAATCATGATAATTTTTTGCATCATGTGAATTTGGGAATACTTCTTTGCAAGGATAAACATCTGTAAGCTGTATACTACCTTTAAGGTTAACACCTTGATTGCTTGTTCTTAACATAATTTTTCCTACATATAATCAATAACTATACTAACACTTTTGACTTGATTATTTTCATCACGCATAATTCTTCCTACAAACCCAGGAATAATACGCAAATGATTACGATGCATATCATTAAAGATATTATCTCTAATTACTTTTGTAGCTACATAGCGATCACGATTGTAGTTATATGATTCTAAATCACCACGTTCTTTTGCATCTTCACCCCACTTTTGGATAGTAGATAATTTAGGTATATACCCTACAACTGATAAGCCATTATGCTTTACTACATACGCAGTTTCATCATCTTTAATTGTGTCATCAATAGATATTTCAACATCATCTCCTGTATGAATATCCATATCATCAAAGTTAACAAATGTAATTCCGGCTAATGTTGTTCCAATCATTCTTCCTCCTTATCATTCATAATTTTATCTACATCTATAAATGCTTTAGGATTCATCAATTTTTCCATTTCATACTTACTTCTAAATATATCATTCTCAGTAACATTGAAGAATGGGTCATTGTTTTCTTGAATGAATGTATCAATCTTTGAATGTAAACTACCAAGATGATCAATAGTTAACTTCATACTTTCAATATCTTTACCTGTATTGCTATCGTGAAGAGCAATTTGTACCATATCAGTACCAAAAACACTTCTGATCTCTAATTTAATTCCTAGAATTTCTTGCATTGCTGCTTTGTCCATATTAACTCCTATTTAGTTTTATTTATCTTAACAAATGATTTTTAGTATGCAACCCCTAAATTTGCCTTTTCTTGCTCGTTTTAAAATTTCATTAAAGCCTGGATGTATTACAGTTTTGCTCGCAAATTTTGGTATTTAAAAAATTTTTGGGGCCAATTTCCAGAATTTAGTTTGGGGCCAGAATCAGGAATTTCGTGGCAAAATCCATCCAAACGATTGGCACTCGGCATTTATCTGGTCTTGTCTCAAAAGATAAATAGAATGTTTAATTCCTTCATACGCATCAGAAAAATTTTTTTCTTCCATAAGGGTCATTACATTTTTTAAGTTTTCAATTTTATCTTGATGTAATGTTATATCATCTAAATTTTTATATACTCTCATTTTATCTCCTTAAAAAAAAAGAGAGGGGTTTCCCCCTCTACTCCCACACGATGTCGTCACCATCCCATGTCCTAAGCGTGATTGTATCGCCACAAATGTTTGCTTCATCTATGGCGCTAAAATCGAAATCGTAAGTACGCTCACGATTGATTTGCTCACACGCTTTACGAATGACATAGTCAAACTCGTTACAGTTTGCACTATTAGTCACAAACCAACTACGCTCTAAATCTATATCTAACATTGAATTCACCCCCTTTATTTTTTCGTTCCTAACCATGCATCTAATATATAATAATAATAAAAATTCTCAACATCTATAACGTTTATAAACGTTTAAAATTGGCCCCAAAAAATAATGCAATTTGATTACATTTTATGCTTTAAAATCGGGAATTATTTTACTATATTATTAAGGAAGTTAGGGATGGTCTCTAACACAAATTAAGGACAAAAAAATGACTCAATCAGAAATTAAGAAGTTGCAAGTGAAAGAAGCTAACTTGTGGAATGACTTAAAAGCTTGGGAAAGTTATATTGGTGAAAAAAAATTCGACACGTGTAAAGTTTACGCAATGAAACTTTCAGAGTGGAATATGTGTGATGATATATTACAGATGTTAAATATTCCAACAGACTTTGAGTTACATACACGTTAATAATAATAGGTAATTGGGGAGCTAACCACTCCCTTTTAATTAAGGAGTTAAAAATGAGCGATAGTTGGATTAATGAAAATGAACAAAGAATGGATGCTTGTGACAGATGGGAAGCAGAAGCTGACAGATGTGGCATCCATGATGATTGGCAAACACATCCCATATATGATTCAGATGAAATGCCAGAAGTTAAAGATATTAATGTATGGGTCATGGTTGAAGTTGATACCACAATGTCAGCTAAAGAAGTTGCTAAAAAAATACAAGCGAAATTAGAACTATTAGATTGGGAGGTTGAATAATGGATTATTATAAAGTAGGCAAGCATTCGTATTTTGTTGATTGTAAAGATCGTGCTGAATACAACGATGATGTTACAAAAGCAATCAATTCATCAAATCATATTGTAAGATATGTTCCAAAGTATTCTTTTGTAAAACATGATACTATAATATCTGATAAAAATTCTTACTGTGTAAGATTCTGTTCAGAGTGGTATAACGTTAAATTCAAAAGTGGATGGGATCAAGATGATTACATTATTGATCAAGATAGTAGAATAGTAAAATCAATTAATCATGTCCTAAATGGTGATCTTAAAGATTCTTACACTTGGATGCAAAATATAAAAATAATGGATATTACTCAAGACCCACCAGTATATGGTAGTGGATATCGTTTTGAGTTTTCTAATAAAACTGATGCAGTAAAATTCTGTGAGAGTGTATTAAAAAACTTTCATGCATCTCAACAAGATGATGTTGCACAATGTTTTGCAGATTACAGAAAAGCAATAAAAGAGTCTGATGAAGTTCTAGATCAGATTATTAAAAGCAATAATTTTCAAGATGGATCAATATTAGATTCTATGAAAAAAATAAAAGAGTTATCAGATAAAATTAAAAAGGAGTTAAAATAGTGATAGAAAGTAAATATATATTTAACAATCGTAAAAATAAAGATTGGGTTACAGCTGATTATCAAGGCACATATTATAATGCTGATATTCAAAATGTAGCTGATGAAATTCAAATTATTAAAGATGTCTTAAAAGAATCTAATCAACATTTAAGACGTATGTATAAAGGTGATGGCAAAACGCCATTAAGGTTTAGCCTTGTTCAGCGTGGTAGAAGGGGTAAGAAAAATCCCCATCCTTACTTTATAGATAATAAACTTGTTGGTCACAACGATGGACATTGTCCACCTTCAGTAGCTCATCGAGTTGATATTTACATTCGTAAAAACATAGATGAAGAATGTTTTGAAGTAATGAAGATGTCACCTAAAGATTATGAAGATATGATGGGTGCAATTGAAGAAATGTATAGTTGGATTATTAAAGAAATCAATAAACGAATATACACTTTTGAATGTAAATCTCGTTTGGAAGATTTATTAAATGATAGAATTGAGAAAGGGGTAGATTATGACTTGGGAACTGTATAAGTTTAATCTTATTTCTTATAACTATTACGCTCATTTAATTCATAGCGTATCAAAGGAAAATCAAATGGTAGTGGAACATCTCGCTTCCAAATATCCACATTACCATTACAGATATTTAAAAGAAGAATATTATAAGGAACAAAACAAATAGTGAGTATCAACTTCAACATGGTCCAAGCTCGTCCCCATTGCGTGCGTATGTGTAGCAACTTCCATACCAATCACCGGTGGGCGAGCCTACCCTTACCCTTAATTCCTGGAGAAAGTGCCTTAAATCGAATTCTCGTGCCTTTTATGGCTGCTCTAGGGCAGGGGTTGTTACGGGCCCCACCGTCGGTTTTTTTTTATGTCAATTTTTATGTGTGTAGACCCAATCAAACACTTTTTTTTATTTGACTCTTTACATCCTCTCTTATATTTAGCTATCTACCCATATGGACATCGATGATTTGTCAGTATGCGTATGTATGTGGTGTAATAATTCTTTTTATGTATATGAATTACCACTAGGCATCAATGACCCCATTTATTGTCCATATTGTGGCATAAGTTTTGAACAAACGATAGATATAAGCGAAAATGAGCAATAAATATTGTAGTGAGTGTGGGTGTATGAATACATCAGATAATCCTGTAAGTGATGTAGTAGATCAAAACACAGGTATTATAGATAATTTGTGCCTACAATGTATAACTGAACAAGCATATTACAAGGAGGAACAAGATGGGACATTTTCCTAATTTACCACATAAATATAGTCCAGATGCACAAGAAGAACGTAATTGGAAAGCAAAGAATAAGCGTGAAGGGCGTGAAGGATTGAACTATAACTATGCAAAATATGACAAAGAAAAGTATCGTAAAAATTATGATGAAATAGATTGGAGTAAATGAGTGCGCAAGAAATATTTGATCAAATTAAGAAAGCCGACAACAAAATCAATTGGTCTATTGCCTCGGAGCTTGCAGAATTTAGAAGAAGAGCAAAGAAAAATGTCAAAATTGATGATGTTGATTTTTCTGATAAAAAGGCTGTAGAACAAGACTTATATAGCGAGTTAAGAAAAGCATATAAGACTGGTAATGTAGCAGGGGCCAAAGAATTAGCTAGACTATTAAACATAGGTGAAGCAACACAAGACATAATTATCCAGGTGGTAGATTTTGCAAATGCATACAACGAAAAAGATACAATTACCGCAGCTGAAACCAAGGTTTTACCAAATCAACTGTTGGAAAGCATTGGATCAGGGCAAGAAGAATCTACTGATTAGTTGGCCCCGAAGGCATGGTAAGGATGTAACTACTGCTAGCATACTATCAAAACGTGCTATGACTAGAGTTGGTAGTTATTATTATTTATTTCCTACGAGAAAATGGGCAGAACGTGCTATTTGGAACAATATTGTAACTATTAATGGCAAGGGTGGGCATCTATTAGACCTTATCTTTCCACCTGAAATAGTATCTTATAAAAACAATACAGATATGAAAGTTGGTCTTATCAATGGCTCTGTAATTAACTTTAGTGGTACAGATAACTTAGATTTCGTAGGGCAGGGTGGTTATGGATATGCTCTATCTGAGTTTTCTTTGCATAAAGCAGAGGTTACAGGCTTTCTTGCACCTATATTAGACGAAGGTAACTCTTGGATTATGATGAATGGTACAATGCGTGGTAAAAAAAACCAACTATATCAGATGTATGAGTCTAATAAACATCAACCTGATTGGTTTTGTGAATGGCTTACTCCTGAACAAACAAAGCGATATGCTTGGGTTGGCGATGAAATGAATCTCAATCCGGAGCTGTTACAAAAAATTGATCCCTTAACAGGGATACCATATCTCAACGTCCAAGACAGAGTTGACTCCAAAATGATTTCGTATTCATTAGCAAGACAGGAGTATTTAAACGAAGCAGTAGCTGATGTGGCTAATTCTGTCTATGGGTTTGAAATGACCAAGTTAGAAGATAAAGGTAATATTGGTGTGTTTGACCCACCTAATGAGCCTGTATATACGTTTTGGGATTTGGGTATGGATGACCCAACAGCTATAGTATTTGCAAAAATAATAAACAAACAAATATACATTATAGATTTTTATGAGAATACAGGACATGATATTGGACACTATATTGACATAATCAATAGTAAAAATTATAAGTATGCAGGTCACTTTATGCCACATGATGCTAAAAAAAGAAACAATACTGTAGGTGTTAACATACTTGATTTTTGTAGAACAGAATATAATTTTAGAGCAGAGCCTATACCAAAAACTAATTCTGTACGTGATGATATAGAGATTGTTAGACGTAATCTTCCAGATATATTAATAGATGAAAAGGTAGATACACTTATAGATCATTTAAAAAACTATCAATGGAATCCTACTACAGGTAAAATACTACATAATGAACATTCACACGCAGCAGATGCAGTTCGTATGATGTTTATGGCTTATCATCATGGCATGATAAAAGAATATTTAATTAAATCAGATAAACCTGTAATGCAATATGTAACAGATGATTGGATGATATTATGACACCATTTGAACAGTTTTTATTGTTTTATAAAAATGATGATGCATTAGAAGCATTAAAAGATTGTACTCATATTTATTGCGATAATGATGTATTTGTATGTGGATATATTACAAATTCTAGAGCTATAGGTAGAAATTCTAATATATCACTTGACATTGGTGATACTTGGTATGTAGTTTTCGCAGCAGGTAATATTACAAAATTGTATGATCACTTTGAAAAGTTGCCATACATATGTTTTTACAGAGATTTAAAAGATACAAAATTAAGAATTTTAGATTATAATCGATTTAGGAGAATATATGGGAAGCAGAAGAAAAGCTAGACCTATTGAGCCACCAAAGATTCAAACGCCTATGGAGGCTATAGACCCAATAGATGTTACAATGACAGCTACAGATTATCAAAGAGCTGCAACTGCTGATGATATGACCATGGCAAGCACGATACTTACAAAGCCAAAAAGAAAGAAAAAAGAACAAACCAATACCTTAATGGGTGGTTATGGAAGCTAGAGATATAATAAAAAAATATGATTCTATGAGTTCCCATGTTATTGGTAATTGGTTGAACTTATGGCAAGAGTGTGCAGATTGGTGTTATCAATCAAATGATAATATAAATCGTATTCGTGTAGCTGGTCAAGAAAAGCCACCACAACGTATGATAGATACTTGTATAGAAGCAAACAATAATTTTGCTAGTGGTTTCTTTTCACATATGTTCCCACCAAATACTGTATGGGCTAGATACAGACATCCTGATCCAAGAACTATGCAAAACGAAGATGTTGCTTATTATTTTGAGCAAGTAAGTCGTATAGCACATAGAGTTCTTATTGGCTCTAACTTTGCACAAGAAGAGTTTCAAGCTTTATTATCTATGGGATGTTTTGGAACGAATTGCTTAACTTTAGAAGAAGATGATAAATCAGTTATAAGATTTAAAAATCTAGTAATATCTAATGTTAGAATAGATGAAAATCATTTAGGTGAAGTAGATACTATAGCTAGAGAATATAAATTAAATATTCGCCAGGCTATACAAAAATTTGGAATAGAAGCATTAAAAACTGCAAACTTTAATGATATTGATGCTATATTAAAAAATAATCCAAACAAAAAATATACATTTATACAATGTGTACAACCTAGGTTAGATTATAATCCTAAAGGTTTAAAAGCTACAGATAAACCATTTGCTTCTTATCATGTATGCAAAGAAACAAACTCTATAGTTTTAGAATCAGGTTTTGATTATAACCCATATAAAGTATCTAGATTTGTTGTAGGTAACGAAGAAATATATGGTCGATCACCTATGAGTATGGTGTTAGGTACTGCAAGAAGAACTAATGTTGTTTATAGATCACTTATGGTTTCAGCAGAACAACACTCTAATCCACAATGGCTTATACCTGATGACGATAGTGTTAGTGGTATGAGTAATAGAGCAGGCTCGTTTATTAGATGGCGTGCTACTAACCCTAATGGCAAACCTGAAAGACTAGCACCTAATGGGAATCCACAACTTGCTAACGAAATGTATAAACAACATGATGATCAAATTAAACGTATGTTTTATAATCATTTATTTAGACCATTAGATCAATATAGAAACATGACTGCTACTGAAGTTAATGAAAGAATGACTACAGACTTAATGACATTAGCGCCATTTGTTTCTCGCTACATAGAAGAACACGTTACTCCACTTATGGAACACGTTTACTATATTTTAGCGAAGAAAAAATTATTACCACCATTACCTGAAATATTAAGAAATGACCCACAATATGAAATAGATTATGTAGGTAGATTGTCAATGGCAACAAAAGCATTTGAAACTATGGGCGCAATACAAACTTTAAGAATGTTTGGTGAAGTATCACAACTAGACCCAAGAATGTTACAATCATTAGATAATGTCGATAAAGATAAATTCTTTAGAGAGATATGGTATGCTAATAGTTCTAGCATGAATGCATTAAAAGACCCAAGTGTTGTTAGAGATGAAAGAGAACAACAAGCTGCTGCTATGGCAGAACAACAATCTATACAACAAGCACCTGCTGTAGCTGATGCAATACAAAAATTAAGTGGTGGAGTTGACGAAACTAGTATTCTTAATAATCAATTAGGTGAATAATGGAAGCTATAAATCTTGTAAAGATATATGAATCTGCATTAAATACAGAAAATGGTGATAAAATTATCCAAGACTTGCGTGATTTTTGTGGTATTGATAAGCAAGCTGGCTCTCAGCTATCACACGCAGAATGTGCATACAAAAATGGAATGCAAGATATGTTTAGATATATCGAAGCAATGGTATCAAATAATGACTGAAGAACAATTTATTTTAAGAACGAGATCATACGTTCAAGGTAATGAAGGATTTAAAAACTATGTATATAAAGATACTCGTGGTTTTTTATCTATGGGATATGGTCATAAACTAACAGCAGAAGAAAAAAAGAAATATAAATTAGGAGATAGAGTAGATGAAAAATTACTTGAAGATTATTGGGAAAAAGATTGGACAACTCATTACAACGCTGCGAAATCAATTGAAGGATATGATAAACTTAGCCTTCAGCAAAAAGTAGCAATAATTGATTTAACATTTAATATGGGTGTTAATTGGGTTACAAAGTTTCCTAATTTAATAAAAAATATTAAACAAGCTGGATTAGCAGAAAACGATATAATGAAAGAATTATATATATCAAATGCTGCTAATGAACTTAAATATAAAAATTATAAAGAAAATAATTTAGAGCCATCAAAGTATTGGGGCCAAGTAAAAGGCAGAGCAATAAGAAATTATCAGTTATTACTAAATGATTATTTTGAGTGGGATGATTATGCTGATCCAATAGTTGATGATGAAGATGATGAAATAGAAGAAGTGTTTCAAGCAACAGAAGATAGATATTCTGGTATGTTTGGAAACGATAACATGGATAGTTTTTATCCAACAACAAGACCATAAAGGAGGGTATTATGCCAGGTCATAAGAAAAAACCAATGAAGAAAGCAACAAAAAAAGTAGCGGCAAAAAAAGTAAAAATGAAAATGAATCGTAAAAAATATTAAGGATAATTATGAGTGAAGATACACAGACACCTGTAGAAACACCTGTCGAAACGACAGATACTGTAGAACAGCCTGTAATACTGAACAATGAAGGGAACTTTAATTCAGATTGGCTACAAGGATTACCAGATGAGTTAGGTAATCATTCAATATGGTCTAAATATAACAATCCTGTTGATTTAGCCAAAGGTGCAATAAATGCACAAAAAATGATTGGTGGTAAATTAGATGACTTTTTATCATCACAAGATGCAAATGATATTGCAAAAAGAAATGAGTTATTAGGAATACCAAAGTCTGCTGAAGACTATAACTTTTCTCTTGATATACCTGAAGATATAGAATTATCTGATAGTAGAATTACAGAGTTTAAAGAACTTGCTCATTCTCTTGGTATATCAAATAAAGCAGCAGAAGAACTTATTAAGTTCGATATAGAAAAAGCAGGTCAAGATTTACAACAAAGTGATCTTGATTATGAAGCAGAAGTACAGAATGCTGAAAATGAATTAAGAGAAGTATGGAAAGGTGATACCTTTGAATACAATATGTCTAAAGTAGCTGAAGTTATGGAGTTTTTAGATTTAGGCGACATGATGGATGATCCGGCTATAGGAAACAATACTCAACTTATTCAAGCAATATATAATAAGTTTGTTCCATTGTTAGATAATGACACTCTTATAGAAGCTAAAAACAATGATAATTTTGCTTCGGTACTTGATCAATTAACAGATGTAGAAAATCAGATAGATAATTATGAAGGTAATTTTTCAGAAGCTGGTTATCAAAAATTAATTGAGCAAAGAGGAATATTATTGAATCAATATGCAGAATTAAGAAGTTAATTTTAAATATATATTGACAATAATGTAACATTTTATTAAAGCAAAGACAGATTTAACACAGATACCTCCATGTGAGCCTGGTGAAGAGTCAAAGCTGAGAAGCTAATATTAGGTTAGACCCACGAGTGTGGACACTCATAGCCGAAACTAGTATATAAATATAAATTAACGGAGGTATATTATGGCAGGAAATCTGCTTAATACTTATATTATTGGTTTTGACAGAGCTATCAGAGAAACTGTTGAGACTAAAGGTGGAAAAATGCGTCAGTACATTCAAACTGCTACTGGTGATTTATTTCGCAAAGAAGGTGTATATCAACGTACTACAGGTGGAGGGCTTCCTTCAAAAGTAGTTAACCGATTTGGTGACTCACCTGTTTCAGACATTGATTACAGTCGTAGACGAGTAACAAGAACTGCATTTCAAGATGGTCAATTTATGGATTGGGCTGACTTATCTAAAATGGGTGTTGATCCTCGTTCAGCTAAATTAGCTATTATGAAAAACAAGTTTCTTCGTCAAGAAGACTTAACTATTGATGCAGCATTATTAGGCTCAGCACAAGGTGGTGTTGAAGGTAATACTACTACAGCATTCGGTACAGGTATTGATACTGTAACTGACTTCATTGCTGAAGGCATTATTGATGTTGGAGTTGCTGATGATGGAACTTCAGGAAGTGCAGATGGATTCAACTATGGTAAATTCCTTACTACTTTAGAGCAGTTCGGAAATAACTCAGTTGACATTGAAAACCAAAAAGTAATCTTTAAGATTTCTTGGAATCAATGGAAAGATATCATGGACAACGCTAACTTTACAGACTTCGATAACAGAGGTGGTATTAAAGTTAATGAGTCTGGTGTAGGGCAAATTTATGACTACATGGGATGTCACTTCTGTATCTCAAACATCGTTCCTTTCTTCAGTTCTGCTGATCCTAAAACAGCTGCTACATTGTTAGTTGATTTAGATGCAGATGTAAACACTACAACTGGTGTGTGGAAAGATGATTCGTCGGCAAATAATACTCGTGCTTGTTATGCATTTATACAAGACGCAGGATTATTTGAAGTTAACCCTGATATGACAACTAAAATTAGTGAGCGTGCAGATAAGTCGTTCAACTACTATGCGTACATGAAAGCAGAATTTGGTGCTGTTCGTATGGAAGAAGAAAAAGTTATCGCAATCGCTTGCGCACAATAGGAGGATAGTTAAATGGCTGAAAACTTCAATTCAGAAATTGTTACAGCAATAAATACTGCTAACAACCTTCAAGGGCCTTCAGAGTATTTAGGTAATATTAAATACATACCTGTAAAGTTCACAGATGATCACGCTGACTTAACAGGCGATACACTTACTTTAAGTGGTACATTACCTGAAGGTACAAAAGTTGTTGAAATTAACTTAAAGCACACAGCTATTTCTAGTGCTAACCAAGTTGATATCGGAACTTCTGCCGATGCTGATAAAATCGACAATAATGTTGATATCAGTAGTGCTGGAAATTACAACTTTCCATATGATGGTGCAAGTGGTACTACAGCTGGCAAGCCAGTTGACGTAGGAAATGACAAAATTATATTAACATTCAATGCCGGAGCGATGAGTTCTGATTCTATTGAAGGATATATTTTAGTCTCTACTGGACAATAACATTAATGGGGGGGCAACCCCCCTTAACTTTTCGGAGAAACAATGTCTTACGCTAGTAAAACTATAGCTACAAATTTAGCATTATCAAAATTAGGACAAGATAGATTACAAATATCAGACTTTGATTCTGATAATACAATTGCTGGCGTACAAGCAAGATTACATTATGATCCTGCTTTAGAGGAACTAACAAGAATGCATACATGGTCTTGTTGTAAAAAGAGAACACAAATAGGCCCTTATAAAGTACAAATAGTTAATGGTTTAACTTTTGGAAGCACAACTGTAATACTAGAAGCTACAGGTACATCTGCTTCAGGTAGACCAATATTTGATTCTGTTGCTCCAAATACAGTTATTGCATCAGATACAGATGGTTATATAAAATTAGAATTTGATGAAGATAATGGTGGTAGATGGAAATTAACAAGAAGACAAAGCACTACTCGTACACATTTTGTAACATCTACAGAATATTCACCAACATTAACTTTTGAAAGTGGTGGAGATATAGGCACAGTAACTATAGTAAAGCCTGAATTTGAATATGATTATCAATTTAGAATACCATCAGATGCACAACGATCAGTATATACAACAGATCAATCATCATCATATAGATATGCTAAATCAAACTTTGCTTGGAAAAGAGAAGGCAATGCAATACTAACAGACTTTTCTCCACTCTATATTTGTTATGAAGCCATACCTGATACAACAGATTTTGATCCATTGTTTGGAAATGCGTTTACATCTTATCTAGCATATAAATTAGCTATGCCTGTTACAGGTGATAAAGAGTTAGCATTATTATTACAAAAAGAATTTCAAGAAATCGTTTTACCGGAAGCTAGAAGAATAAATGGATTTGAAAGAAATGAGTCACCTAATATTGATAGTGAATGGCTAGAAGCTACATACACATCTGCTAGTTCATCTATTACATCATATCCACCATTCTCACTATCTTCTTATGGTACATTTGAATAGGAGATATTGTGGCTAAACAAGTTATAAATGCTTTTAATAGTGGTGAAGTAGCACCATCTACATATGCACGATATGATCAAGCATTATATAACACAGCTTGTTTAAAAATGGAAAACTTTGTACCATTACAAACAGGTGGTGCAGATAGACGACCAGGAACAAAATATTTAGCTGATTTAGATACAAATAAATCTGTAGCATATTCTTTTATATTTAATAACAGTAATACATATGTTCTTGTGTTTTCTAATTTAGAATTAAAAATTTATGATAAAGATGGAACATTTATTGAAGTATTTACAACAACATATTTAGAAGCAGAACTATATGATTTAAAATTAACACAATCTGCTGATGTAGTATTTATTGCACATCCTAATCATCCAGTACAAAAATTATCTAGAATAGCTGTTGATGATTTTAATTTAGAAGAATTAACATATTCTTTTCCACCAACTATTGATTTAAATGAAGATTTAACTTTTTCTGTATCTGAAAATTTAAAGTCAGAAACTATAACTCATGTAACTATAACAAATAGTGGTGCATCAGCAGTATTTACTGTAGCATCACATTCGTTTGTAATTGGCTCTAAAGTAAATGTAATAAACGTAACAACATCATCTCATTCTTCTGATTTTTTAAAAACAAATGGAACATGGGAAATTACAGCAACTACTAGTACAACAATAACTTGCACTATACATGATGATAGTGTAACAGCAAGAAGTATACAAGCAGTTGCAGATACTAGTGCTACTATAAGAGAATTTAGAACTTCTATACCTGCTAATACAACAATTACACTAACTTCTTCACAAGATTTTTTCACATCAGATCATGTGTCTAGTGAATTTGTTTTACGACAAAAAAGAGATAATGCTAATTCTTTAGTTGATTCAACAAAAATGTATCCTTTAGCAAATGCTTCTAAAACTACTGCAGCAGGTATTATATCAAGAAATGGTTATTCAGATTCATTAAATGCTTCTTTATCTAATTGGTCTATTGAAACATTAGGTTTTTGGAGAGGTAAAGTTATAATACAAAGAAGTTTAGATAATGGTGTTACCTATGAAGATTATGTAGTTGTAGGAGATACAAGTGGTTTATTTATAACTGATGGAGTTGGTGACCCTTCTTTAGAAGATGGTGCTGCTGCATTAGATTTTCCTAGAAAAAACTTTACGTTTTCATCAACCGAGCCTGAGCCTGCTAATAGTTTATTAAGAGTGGTAACTAGTTTTTTTAGTAAAATTTATGAAAATGTAGATGCACCTGGTGGAGACAAATTTGGTTTTATTTTAAAAACAGAAAGTCCATATATTTTAGCACCTTGTACAATAAATACTGTAACAAGTGCTACTCAAGCAACAGCAATTTTAAGTTCTCCATTAATTGATGCAGTAAATGATTACGAATCAAATACAGGTAACTGTAAATGGGTAACAGGTAAAAAATATTTTAAACATGATAAAGTTAAATTTAGTGGTACATTAACAGAACTTACAGATGCAGTTCCTGAACAATTAGTTAAAAACGATGGCTCAACACCTTTAGCAGGAGTAAAGGGTGCGTGTTGGGATGCTGATAACGATAGGTTATTAGTATTAACTGATGAAAGTTCTACATTTAAAGTGTATGCCTTTTCAGGCACATCTTTAGCACATGATGGCACAGACATTACAGGTAATAAAACAGCAGATGCTACAGTAATAACTTTAGCTACAGCTAATGCAAGTTCTTCTTATGACACATATGCACCTAGTGATATTGCTTGGTATGATGGACATATATATACATGGGGTACAATGTTTCCACAAGGTGCGCATAAAAATAGTTCAAGTGGCTCACAAATGAATAGAAAGCAGTTATCTAAATTTAATGTAGATGGCTCACATGAAAGTGTTATAGCAGGAAATGATGAAAAGAATTTTTCTTTAAGACGAGGTGTAAATCAAACTCATGGACTTGGATTTGATGGCTCTCATTTTTATGCAGCATATAGTTTTTTTGATGAAGGTGGTAGTGATGTTGTATATAGTTTAAAAATAAGAAAATATAATACAAGTGGAAGCACTATAGCAACATATACAAAAGCTACACAAACTGTATCAGGAGATGTAGATACAGCCGCTTTTAGTAATGGTGCAAGTAGCACAAACTTTGATTGGAATACAGAATATTTAGATATAACTGCAAAAAATGGTTTACTTTATATATTAAATAATAATGCTGATGAAATTAATATTTTTGATACTTCTTGTAATTTTCTCACTCAAGCAGTTAATTTAAGTACAGATGACTATAGAGGTATAGGTTATAATCCACAAACACAAACTTTTTATACAGTAGAAGATGATGGATTTGCTCAAGGTTATTCTGTAGCTGACACAGTTACAAGCTACTATCAATGTCAAGTAGAACATACATCAAGTAATTTTGCAACTGCATTAGATTTAGGATATTGGGTAGAAAGATTTCCAAATAAAGTAGAATTTTTTGAGTCAGCATTTAACAAAATAAAAGGGTTTCCTCATTCTATTGCAATATATGAAAGCAGATTATGTTTTGGTGGTACAGATTCTAATCCTAATACCATATGGTTAAGTAAATCTAATGACTTAAATAATTTTGCTGTAGGTGTAAATGCAAATGATTCTATGCGTCTTACAATAAATTCTAATACTATAGATGAAATACGATGGTTATGTCCTTCTACTAGTTTAATTATAGGTACAAGTGCAAACGAATGGGCCTTAGGCTCTGGGTCTGATCAGTTAGCAATAACACCAACACAATTAAATATTAAACGTCAAAGTAATTATGGATCAAATAAAATACAAGGTGAGCTAGTAAATGCATCTATTTTATTTTTTATGAGACAAGGAACAAAGTTAAGAGAGTGGATACAACAAAATACTGCAAATGTATTTTTAGCGTCAGACCTTGCATCATACGCAGAACAAGCTACAGATGGTGGTATACTTCAAATGGCAGTACAAACACAACCTGAAACAATTATATGGATGATAAGAAATGATGGTCAACTTATTGGTCTTACATATGAAAAAGAAACAAAAACATTTGGATGGCATAGACATACGTTTGATGGTGCAACTGCTGAATCAGTAACAGTATTACCTACATCTACTGGAGAAGACTCTATTTATATTGTATTAAAGAAAACATCAGACAATAAAAGATGTCTTGTTAAAATGGATGATCGTGATTGGGGGTCTACATACACTACAGAATATCCTGGATTAGATTTATATAAAGAATACACAAATCATTCTAGTGCAACTGTAAGTGGATTAGATCATTTAGAAGGAAAATCTGTCATAGCTAAAGTTAATGGGGTTACACAAACTAAAACAGTTAGTAGTAATGCTATTACATTAGATTCTACTCCATCTAACGCTACTGTTTATGTAGGATTATCATACACATCAACACTAGCACCATTATATTTAGGATTAGAATATAAGAGTGGAACAACTAGAGGAGATAAAGTAGGTGTTAAATCTGCAATGATTAGATTTGATGAAACATTATCTGCTAAAGTAGGACAAACAGAAACAGCATCAGATTTACAAACAATTGAGTTTGCAAGTACTTCTTCATTGAATAGTGAAGATGTTCCATGTTATTTAAGCAATGCAAATGAATTTTTACAAACTGTATATGTTATCCAAGATGAGCCACAACCATGTACAGTATTAGGAATGGTTATTAATTTAGATATAGGAAGAGGAAATACAAGCTAATGTCGATAGGAATAGGAGCAATAGTTAGTGCAGGTGCAAGTATACTTGGTGGTGCTATACAGTCTAGAGCGCAAAGAGCAGCTGGTAAAGCCCAATTAGAACAAGCTAAGTATAATAAACAAGTGTACGATAATCGTGCTAAAGCAATAGATATAGCTTCTAGTGCTGAACAAAGACGTTTGGGTAAAGAACAAAGAAAACAAGCTGCTGCAACAAAAGTAGCGTTTGCTAAATCAGGCGCACAAATATCATCAGGTACACCTCTTATAGCACAATTAGATCAATTTAGTGACATGGTATATGATTTAAATAATTTTAAAAGAACACAAGCATTAAAATCAGCTGAACAAACGCAAGCAGGCGAAATGACTTTATATAGAGGAAAGGTTGCTAATCAACAAGCTAGAGCGCAAGCTAGAGCTACTATGATGTCTAGTGTGCTAACAGGTATAGGACAATTAGCAGGTGGATATACACCTAAAGGCCCTACATTTGATACTAAAGATAGTTCTTTTTTAGATAGTAGAACACCAAGAATACAAAATTTAACATCATATGATTTAGGGCCTATGGGTGATTTTGGATTTGGAGGTAGTAATAATTTATTTGCTGATCCTACAATACCAAACCCAATGGGTAAGTATAATTTTAATTAGGAAATAAAATGCCAAAGATACCATTATATGAACAACAAACTAGAGTAAGTGGAGAAACATCATCACCACTATTAGATAGGTCTGCTGAAATACAATCTATACAACAAATAGCGAATACGTATGCAAAAGGTGTTGGTAATCTTGCTAGTGGTATTGGTGATATGATTGATAACTATGAAAGATTAGAAGAACAATCAGCTGTAGCAGATGCTAATAGAGAGATGATAGATTTTAAATTAGAAATTGCTAAAGAAAGAGATGAAGTTTTAAAAAGAGATGATGTTAATTTAGCAAACTATGAAGAAAAATATTTGTTACCAAAAATAAATGAGTTTAAACAAAAATTAAATAACAAAGGATATTCTCCAAAAGCAATGCAAAGATTAGTACCAGTTATTGATACTGATCTTGGAGATTTAAGAAACGAAGAACAGTTAACTCAAATTAAAATTAAACAACAACAACACGTTTCTACTATTACTAATGAAGCTAATACTTTTTTAAGAACATCAAAAAGACAAGCAGGTGTTGATATTTTAAATGAAGCTGTTGCAGATGGATATATACTTCAATCAGATGCTACTAAATTAATTAATGATGCAGATAAAGATTATTTTACGTTAAAATCAGATAAAGCAAAAACAATGAAAGACCTTGAAAATTTAGGTGTTGAAATAAAAAAAATAAATTTTGAAGGAAAAGAAGTAGTTATTAATCAAGATGAAGTAGACAGATGGAAAAATATGGATCAATCTATAAAAGATAATATTCTTGCAAAAAGATCAAAAGAAATACAAGAACAATATAATAAAGACACAGGTAATCTGTTTAATACTATAAAAAGTCAAGCACAAGCGTTAACAATATCTGAACAAGAAATAAGAAATGCAATAGGTGGTGATGGTAAACCACTTCATCCTGATTTAATAAATACATTAATAAATTTTAGAGATGGTGCAGTTAGTGAACAAAAGAAAAACCTAAGAGGTAGTGCAAAAACAGGTGATAGTTTTCAAAAACTAGAAGCAGATATAGCAAAATTATTTAAAGGTGAATCAAATGATCCTAAAAAAGATTTTGATGATATAATGAAAAGAATTATTGAGTCTAACTTTATAAGTGATGGTTTACAAGAAGATTTAATTGATGGATTTGTTGATATAATGAAAACAGAACAAGGTTATAATATTTTTGTATTAGGTCAAAAAGGAGTTCCTGTATATGGAGGTGAAGCAGAAACCAAAGCCTGGTTAAAGTATTGGGAAGTATATGATAATGCAACTACTTATATGAGAGATATAGATAAACCTGAAGCATTTCAAGATGCTAGAAAAGCCTTTAATGAATTTATTAAAGATTCTAGAGAAGCGGCTCTTGGTATGAAAGCACCAGAATTTGAAACATCTGCAACTACAAAGATAAGGTCTAAACCAAGTAAAGCAAAAGTAAAATCAGAACAAGAAGCTATAAGAGCAAGAAGTAGTGCATTAAAACAAGTATCTGAAAATCAGTTAGAATTTGATAGTAAAGGATTTCTAATAATGTCACCTAAAAATGATGCTATAATTAATTCTTTTATTAATAAACAATTTGCGTCTTATAGAGAAGCTCAAGCAGAATCATATTTTAATACAGCTCTTAATGAATCTGTGCCTATGGGAAGAAAAACAACATTTAGTCAATATTATTCTTTACCAACAGAAAAAGATAAATTAGGAATTTCATTAGAAAAAGCAAATGAACTTAGATCATTAGGAATTTTAGAAGACTTCGATGCTTTAACTGCTGAACAAAAAGAAGACTTACCATTTGATTTTAGAGGATAATTTTTATGAAAATGAACGATAAGCAGTATACTCTGCAAGAAACTACAGTTCGTGATATAGGAGTAAATCCTTTTTTCGAAAATTTAGATGTAGATTTTGTACCTAGTTTAAAAGAAAAATCTGATCGAGAATACTTTAGAAGTGATCAAGGTAAACTTACTCAAGCTCGCATTAAAACTAGAAATATGTGGCGAGAAACTTATGGAGGAAAAAGTTTTTATAGAGATTATAATAGAGAAATGCGTGATGATGAAGTTGATGCTGCTCTTGTTCAATATTTTAAATTAAATCCTGATACTCCTATTGATTACTATAAAATTCAAGAAGATTTAAGAAGGCAAAGAGATTTATATTACACCGGTGATTTTGAAACCTTAACTGGTGGAGAAATGTTTAGAGGAGCTTTAGGTGCATTTATGGAGTGGGGTGATAATGTTAAAAGAGAAGCCTTGTCTCTTGGAATTGATTTAATGAGCACTGGTCAAGCACTTCGTACAAAACAAATAGGTCAATCTATTCCTATGGCTACTTTTCAACAAATGCCTTTTCCTGGTACTACTGTTCCTAAAGAAAAAAGAGAAGAAGAAGCAAAAAATATAAAAGATGAAGCAACTTTCTTAAAATTAAAGGTTGATCAACTAGAAGGGTTATTAGAAAAATTTCCTAGTTTTAAAGATGATTTAGAAGAATTAAGAGCAAAAGCAGGTGATGAAGAAGCAAATTGGTTTTTATCATCTTTTGCTGCTACTTTAGCAAATGCACCTAACTTAGTAGCAGGAGGATTAGGCGCAAGATTATTTGGTAAAAGTGGATGGATTTTTTCTATGGCTGGTATGTATGCTCAAGAAAAAGATTCAGCTTTTCAGTATTTTAAAGAAATATATGATATATCTTCATCAACAACTTTAGAAGAAATTAAAAAAGACCCTACGCTTTCAGAAAGATATAATCAAGCTACTAAGCTTGCTAGAGCATATGGATTACTTTCAGCAGGTATAGAGTATATCCAAACAGGTGGTTTTTTAAGAATGGCAGGTATTAAAAAAGGTGCTAGACCAAAAACTTTATCTGAATTATTTAAAAATAAACCTACTAGAGAATTTATTACTAATTTACAAGGTCATATAAAAAGAACTACAGGTATGGCAATTGAAAATATTGTAGAAGAAGTATCACAAGGTATTTTATATAATCAATTTGCTAACATGGCAATTACTGATGCTTTTTTAAATTATGATATAGATAAACGTGATGAAATGACACCACTTTTTAAAGATTGGGAAGAAAATTCAAGAAGTGCTTTGCAGTTAACAACCATACTTGCTCCTGTAGGTGCTTTTAAAAATTTTATGGTGCAAAAAAACTATAGGTCTAAAACAGTTCAAAGATTAAAACAACAAGGTTTTACTCATATGGAAGCATCAGAGTTTGCATTAGATCTAGCTAATGCTGCAGGTAATAAAGAAGAATTTAAAAAAGTTGCTGCAAGAATACAAAGTCAATTTGAATCTAAAGAAGCTAGTAAAGTAATATTAGAAAAAAATAAATTAAGACAAACTTTAGAAGATGATTCTGGTCTTAAAACTATGGATGGTAGTGTTTTTACTGATCAAGAGTTTGATGCTTTAGCTACAACTTATTCTACTGAAGAGCTTATTAAAATGATTCCTAATAAAGAATATCAAGATTTATTTATTGCTGCTGTAAATGGAGATATGGAAGCTAGAATAGAATATAATAAATCAATTCAAAATATTGTTAATATAAATAATAACAAAAATAAAAAAAGAAAAGAAACAGAAATACCACCAAGAATACAAAAAGTAATTACAAAAATAGAAGATGGAGAGCTTGATAAAAGTCTTGATATTGAAGAAGGTGAAACTATTGAACAAGCAAGAGAAAAAGAAATAAATAGAATTTTAGAAAAAGAAGGATTAAAACCTAGAGAACAAGAAACGACTGAAGAAGCTGCTGAAGAAACTACAGAAGAAACAATACCTGATCAGCCAACAGAAGTAATGCCTGAAGATACATCTTATAATGATGTAAAAACAGAAGCTAAAAAATTAGGTATTCCTATAAAAGGTAAAAAAGCCGAACTAATAAATAAAATAAACAGAGAACGTGCTAAACGTGGTGCAGAACAACAAGCTAAACAATTTGAAGATACACCTACTAAATATCAAGAAAAATTTCAACGCAAGATGGCTCAAGTTATGCAAAACTCAACTAGAGCATTACGCAAAATAGCACCTACTGTAAAAATATTATATGCTAAATCTGAAGAAGATTATTTAAGAATAGTAGGAAGAAGCTCTAGAGGTGCATATGTAGCAAGTGAAAATACTGTTTATTTAAATCCTTCAAAAGCAACTCAAGGAACTGTAGTACATGAAACTGTACACGCTATACTACAATATAAACTTGGTAATGATAAAAACATACAAGCAGTAACAAATGTATTACTTAATGATATTTTAAAAGATTCTATTTCTTTTGCAGCAAAAATAAGAATTAGAAGCTACATGGATAAATATATAAAACAATTAAATTTTACTGAAGAAGCAGCCTCTGAAGAAGGTGTATCAGAGTTAGCAGCAATACTTCTTGATAATATTAATTATGTTCAACCATCTTTAAAAGCAAGAATAATTGATTTTGTATCTAGAATATTTGGAATAGATTTTAAAAATGATGAAATGAGAGCAATAAAAATGTTACAAGCTATTGCTTCTAAAACTACTAAAGGTGAAATGATTTTAGAATCAGATGTATCTATATTAGATGATATAGCTAAATCAACAATACCTGGATATTCTAATGAAAGTCAAACAGCAGAAGCTAACAGTAAATTTCAATTAAGTCATACTGATCCTATAACAGGTTTTACTTATGAATATGACCTTCCTGATGGTGAGTTTCAAGAATTAGAAGATAATGGTAATGTTACAAAAGATCAAAGTATAACTGATTTTGTAGATAAATTTATGGCTGTTACTTATCCTGATAGTATGTTTACAGGAACAATTACAAATGAAAATGGAGATATATTAGTTGAAGGATCAGGTGGTATAAACTTTGTTTTAAAATTTCATAAAGGTAATTATGTGTGGGCTGCAGGAAAAAAATCTCTTGCTCAGGGATTATTGAATAGATTAAATGAATCATTTGAAGATAATAATGGAGTAGCATATTTAGCATTAGCATTAGGAAGTAGAGAAAAACTTTTAAGTAACACACAAGCAAATAAAGGTGTAATAAATATTATACAAGATTTTATTAACAATAAAAAAATATCAGTAACTCAAGAACAGTTTGATAAAATATTAAAAGATGTTTATGGAACAAATAATATTTTAGAAATATATGAAAAGCTATTACCAACAAATACCGAATTTTCACAAAGAAAAGCATTTGCATTAAAGATAGCAGGAGAAATTGCAAAAATAGCAAAAGATTCAGAAATAGAAGCAATTTTAGAAACTGCTAATATTCCTCAAACACCTTTAAAATTTCAAGAAAAAGCAAAACCCAAAGAACAATCAAAAGCTAAATTAGTAAGATATTTTGTTGAAGTAATGACAGAGCCTTTTCTTACTAATACAGGAATAACAGATGAAGATCAAATGATAGATAAAAAAGAAATAGGTCAAATATATGCTGTTATTGAAATAAGAAAAGGAGCAACTAAGGCTGCACTTTCAATACAAGATGTTACAAATCAACCTACAGTAAAACAAAATGAATCGTATCCTTATATTATTCAAGGAGATCAAGATATTAAAACTAAACTTCATATATTAAAAGATCGTTATCCTATACATGAAGTATTTGTAGGTAAAGATGGTGAAGTAATAGAAAAAAATTTACCACAAAAACAAGTTCCTAATTTTGGTATATCTAAATCAACACTTAGAGTAGTAAATCCTAAATTTCAATTAGAAGATACACAAGATCAATATCAATTAAATTTTGATGTAATACCACAAGTTAAAGATGCATTAAGACAATACTTTGATGGTAAAATTTCATACGAAGAGTTTTTAAGAATACAAGATAAGTTTGATCCTATAAGGAGATTTGAAGTTCTTCCTGAATTACCAACTAATCAAGAAATGAAAGATGTATTAGATGAAGGTAAAAAAGAAAAAGTAGGCATAAAGCCAAAAGATGGAGAACAAGTTTCATTACGTTTAGATATACCTGCTTATACAAGAAAAGACAAAGATGGTAAAAGAATTGGTAAATATGTAGTTACTATTCATAAAAAAGGAATACAAGGAGTAATAGGATATACATCAACTGGTAGGGCCAAAAATGTAAGAATGACTTCACCAAAATTAAGAACTGCTCAAATAGCTCTTAAAGAAACTCCTAAAGGGCCTGTGTCTGCTATTAATGGACAATATGTTGAAGCTACAGATGAACAAAATTATAAAGATGCTCAAGAGTTAATTAATGACCCAAATTGGGTACAAATAGGATTTAATCCATTTAGACGTTCTTTCTTTTATGTTAGAGAAGGTGCATTAAGAGGAAATCCTGTTGTAGCTGCTGATGAAGTAATTCAAATTGGTGGATTAGTTTTAGCTAAAAATATAACAATGGCTTCGGTTGAAAACTTTAAGTTTAACGAAAAACAAAAAGAACAATTAGAAATTTTAAGAGATGATGCTAAATTCCAATTAGATGAAACAAAACCTAAAATGTTTTTTGGTATGGCTGGTATAGGCACTATAGAAATGGCATTTGCTAATACCGAGTTTAGAAACTTGTTTAATATAAAACCTGCTGAATATAATCAATCTATTGTTGATGTTCATAATGCTATACATGGTACAGGCTATGCTTCACAAGACTTTATGGACCTTGATCCTAATGAGTTTAAAGATTATGTATATTGGCACGCATCATTTCCTTGCCAATGTTTTAGTGCATCTAATCCAAATGGATTAAAAGCTAATGGTGAGCCTAAACAAGGTAATTTAACAAAAGCTGATTTTGATAAAGAAATGCAGTTAGCAAAACATGGTGCTAAAATTATTACTACATCTAAACCATTAAATGTAACAATAGAAAACGTACCTAATTATCAAGGATCAGATCAATATGCTGTATTAAGAAAAGCATTACAAGATGCTGGATATACAATAAGAGAAGAAGTTGTAAAGGCACAAGATTATGGTGCTATATCAAGTAGAAAAAGATTTATTGTACAAGCTACGTTAAGAAAAGATAAAGATGGTAATCCTGTTTTACCACCTGTTCCTGAACAACAAGGTTTTGGTGATTGGTATAAAGCAATAGAGAAGTTTATAAAAGATGCACCTCATTATGATACACTACAAGAAAAAGTAAAAACTAAACCAGCTAAATACATTCAAGAGTTACTTGAAAAAATAGACAGAAAACATAGAGATGCTCGCAATAAAGATATTATCTTTACTGAAGATATTGCATATATAGCTACAGGAGATGAAAGTAATTTTTCACCACAAGGTTTACCAGGGCCTGCAATACAAGCAGGATTAAGATCAGATAGAGATATGTCTAAAGGCTCTAAAAAGATTCCAAAACTTTTACTACCTGTAAGAAAACTAGTACAAGAACAAGGTGTAAATGCTGTTGCTGAAATGTATGGTGTTCATCCTAGTTTAGTAAAAGAAGTATATGACTCACCATTCCCTTTTATTATTAAAAGATTAAGTCAACAAATGTTATTAGCATATATGGGATTAGACCCTAATTTAAATTTAGGATTAGATAAACTTACACCAAGTCAAATAACACAATTACAAATACTAAAAGCTGGATTAGGTAACGGAGTACATGAAAAAACAACTATGTCACATTTAAAACCTATGATGCAAAACTTTGATAATGCACCTAAATTTCAATTATCTGATGATGAGATTGATGCTTTATTAAATCAAATAGATAAAGAAATAGAAGCAGAAGTAAACAAAGAATACGATTTAGCTGCTAAAGGTGCAGAAAAAATAGGAGAACAAGATTATACATCTGTAGATGAGTTATATGGAGACCTTGTTGATTTAGAAGAAGAAGAAGAATTAGAAGGTAAAACAAGATTAACTTTAAGAGATGCTGCTAGATTATTTGATAGTTTTAATTTAGGTACTTTTTCAAAAGAAAAACAAGTTAATACATTTACAGGGTTTGCTAAAGCAGCAGATATAAATGCATCTATAGAAGATTTATTATCATTAGCAGATTTAGTCTTAACAGGCGACACTCCAATACTAACAGATATTCAACACTATCAAATGATATTAGGTGTTACTCAATTAAAAAATGAATTAGAAGAAATAAGAAACTCTGAAGAAACAGGAACAATAATAAATTTAGATGCTGATACTAGAGGATCATATGAAACAAAATTAGAACAAATGGAAAAATTAGTTCGTGCAGACACAGCATCAGGTAGTCGTACAGGATCAGCATTAAGAGCTAGGTCGGTAGCAGCAAATAATGATTATTCATATTATGGTGTTATAAGAAGAGCTACTAAAATGAAACGTGGTATGCCTTTAACTAAAGAAGAAATTTCTAAACTAGCAGAAGTTCAAGCTAAATATGAAAAAACTAGAAGAGAAGTTAATAAATTAAGAAGTAAGATTGAAAAGTTAACAAACGATGAAGATATATCATCAGCACAAAGTTTCTTTGATCAAGTGTTAGTAGAAAAAGAAAAATTTCCTAAAGGTAAAATAAACAAACTAATAAAAGAAATTAAACAAACTCTTAAAAATAAAGGTTATAATTTAGAAAGTAGTGGTAAGTTTCAGTTAGGTTTTGGTATAGATGCTAAATTAGCTAAAGATATAAGAGCTTATGCTAAGTTATTAATTTTAGAAGCAGATGTAAAAACTTTAAATGAAGTAGTTGCTTTAATAAAATCTGATCCTGAATTTATGGATGTTTCTGATGCTGATATATATGGCTCAATATCTGGAAGAATACAAAGAGTACCTCGTACAAAATCAGAAGCACAAAAAAGATTACAAGCTCTTACATTACAAGCTGATTTACAAGTGCAAATAAACAATGCATTAGTAGGAGTATTTGATCCTAAACGTGCTACTAAACCACCATTAGAAGAAACTAAAGATTTAAGAAAGAAACTTAATAAACTAAAAGAACTTGCACATGATGCTGCAACAGAAGATGAAAGAGCAGATAAAATATTAACACAAGTTCGTAACATAGAAGAAATGATAGATGGTTTATATAGACCAATAAAAAAACCAACTAAAATAAAATCTGATAAAATACAAGCAGCATTAGATAAGTTATATACTGCTAGGGCAGAGTTAAGAGCGCAAGATAGATTATTATTATTACAAACTATTTTAGAATATGGTGAGCCACCTAAATTTACTAGACAAAAACGTGACCCACAATCTGATAGATTAGAAAAGTTAAGAACAGACATTAAGTTATTAGAAAAACAAATACGAGAACGTAAAAAAGTAGAAGCTGATAAAGAAAGACAAAAAAGAATTAAGGCTGAACAAGAACAAAAACTACAAGATTTAAGTAAACAAATATTAGGATGGTATAGAGATAATGTAGGGCCTGCTTCTAAACCTGAATTAAATGAAACACAAAAAGGTATTAAAGAAGCTAGAAGATTACAAAAACAACAAGATAGAATAGGAGAACTTGTTGAAATAATAGCTACAGGTAAACTGCCACCTAAAAATAAAAAAGTTGAAATAGCTGATCCTATGGGCTTTTTAAAAACTATAGATACTTTAAAAGAAGAATTAAAAAATCAAGAGTGGTATAGACAAATACAACAAAATAAATACGAAGAAAAACGTATAGAACAAGTAAAACAAAAAATAAAAGAACAAGAAGAGCTTATAAAATCTGGAGACTTTACTGATTATCTAACACCTAAAGAAAAGAAAGAAATAGATAATCCTCAATTAAAAGCATTGTTATTACAACAAGCAACAAATACTAGAATAATTCGTAAAACAATAAATGAGTTAAGACCAAGAACTAGAATGGAATTAGCAGGTGATATAGCTAGTTTACCTCGTGCATTTATGGCAACTGCTGATATGTCAGGAACATTTAGACAAGCATTTTTAATGGGTGTTAGAGACCCAAAAGCGTTTGCAAAAGCATTTAAGTATGCTGCTAAAGCTGCTGTTGATCCAAAGTTTGCTGAAGAAGTTATGTTTATTTTAGAAAGTGATACTAATGCAGCAAGAAGATTAGAATCAGGTTTATTCTTTTCAAATCTTGATACTGGTATGATTGATTCTGAAGAATCATTTAGTTCTAATATGTTACAAAAACTTTATAAAATACCTGGTCTAGGTAAGCCATTATCTGTTGTTATGGGCGCATCTGAAAGAAATATGGTAGTAATGTTAAATGTATTAAGAGCAGCTGCTTTTGATAAATATTGTGAAGCAGTTCCTAACGCTACTTCTAACGAGTTAAAAACTTTTGCTCATTTTATAAATACAATGAGTGGTCGTGGTGATTTAGGAAAACTTGAGCCTGCAGCAGATGGTTTATCTTATTTATTTTTCTCACCTAGATTTGCTGCATCAAGATTAATGGTTATACCAGAATCTGTTGGTATTGGTGTTAGTCCACTTGTTAAGAAAGATAAATTAGGTCAATTAAAAACAAAACAAGATAGAGAAGGTGACGTTCGATTAGCAAAAGAAGTTGCTAAATATTGGGGATCATTAGCAGTAACAACAGCTATAGTATTTGGATTAGCTGCTTTAGCAGGAGCTGAAGTAGGAGATGAGCCTGATGAGCCTGATTTTGGTAAATTAATTTTTGGTAATATGAGATTAGATATTTTTGCTGGTGTTGGTCAGCCTATGAGATTGTTAGCTAAAGCTTTAGATAGTGCATATAAAACATCTACAGGACAAGAGGTAAAGCTTGATTTATGGAAAGAAACACAAAATACATTAATTAAATATAAAGTAACTCCTTGGGTATCAGGTGTTATTGAATTACTTCAAGGTAAAGATTTTGTATCAAGACAAGATAAAAGTGCTATGAAAGTTCTTCTTCAAAGATTAGCACCAATAACATTTTCAAACTTATATGAAAATATATATGAAAGAGATGCAGAAGGATATCAAATATTTACAGAGTTTGCAGCAGAGTTCTTTGGACTATCTGTCTATACTCAGACAAGACGTGGTGGTAGTTTATAGCTTAATTTTGCTTATATCTTGACCTTCTATAAAGACTAGTTTAGAACAGCGATTAAAGACACATATATAGGAGGTTTTATGCAAGGTTTAAGATATAGAGTTACAGGCGCACCAATTCAAGTCGGTGGTATGACTGTAAAAGGTAATGCTAATACAGCTATAACTATAACAGCAGATTCAGTTATAGAAGTTGCAGACACAGCTGGTGCTGGTGCATATGTTAAATTAGATACTTCTGATCCAGGTACAGTATCTAGTGGTACATCAGGTGCATTCTTTATTCCACCATTTGGAGTAACAAGACCATTTCATGTTGGAAGTAATACAGTTGTTCGTGGCTCTGCCGTTATTAATGTACGAGAGTTGTAATGTCGTTAGGATTAAATTTAGGACAAGGCAGTAGTGGTAAAGATTTATTACTTCCCGAACAAACTAATTTAAATACTTGGCTTATAAAACCATCTACAGATGGTGAGACATCAGTTAATGTTAAGGGTACTGATGCTACTTTTACAGGTATTAATAGTATTGCTGTAACTAGTGGTGATACTATAACTATTACAGGATTAAGTAGTTCGGCATCTGTATCTAGCGTAGCTTCAGGATCAGTAACACCAACTGTTTCTTCTAATACACTTACATTTGGATCATCAGGTTTTTGTTCTAATATTGTTTTATCAGATGGTACACATTTGCCATTAGCAGAAGGTAGTGGAACTAGAGTTTTTGATATAAGTGGTAATGGTAATCATGGTACATTATCAGGTACATCTTGGACAACTACTAATAGTATTGCTTCACACAACAATCTAAATGGATTTATTAAATCTGCTATAACAGAGAAATCAGTATTTAGTGGAACTAATTGCACAGGTGCTATAAACGCTGATGGAAATTTAGTAGTAACAAGCACAGCAAATAGTAACGTAGCTTGGACTTTAGGATTTCCTGTTCAACTAACAGGAAGCGTAACTCTTGCATATGATGCTGTTGTTAGTGATGGTGGACAAGTAGCGTGTAACATAAACTTAAATGATACAGGCTCATTTTGGGGAACTAGTGGTGGTAGTCCAAATAGTAATATACCAAATGGGTCTTATAGTGCTAGTGGTACTATATCAAGCGACCAAGATATAGGATTAACATTTAATGTTTATAGTTTTTTACCAACAGGTCAAACCATTACCTTTAGTAATTTAACTCTTACACCTGCTAGTGGTACTTGTAGATTTCCTGCATTAATAAATAAAACAAAACAAGGTTACACAGGAGATGGTGTAGCTGATGAAATAGAATTTAATCATAGTTTAAATGCTAGTTCTGATTTTGAAGCTGAAAGTGAATTTATTGTAAATGACCCTTCATTATCATTACAAGCTGTTATCTCTGCTACAGGAAGTACAACTAACGACAGAGGTTTCTTTTTAAGATATGAAGCAGGTAGCACAAGATGGTTAATAAAATTAGGAGATACTACTTATCATATTAGTAGTCATTCAATAGCTAGAGGAGATGTATATAAGTTTAATTTAAAATATCATTCTAGCACACAGAAAGTTACAGTAACTATGACTAAAAATGGAACAACTACCACACCTATAGATAATCAAGCTGTAACTCATGTTCCTGATTTTAATGGTCAAGCATCTTTAGGCTCATTACGTTGGTCAGCATCATCACCTGCAGGGTTTACATTTAAAACTTGTAAATTTATACAAGGAACTACAACTAATGTAGAACTTGATATTGAAAATAGTACAGGGTTATCTACTGTTGCTGACTTATCAGGTAATGGAAACAATGGTACATTACAAAGTGCTACTCTTACATTAAATTGGGGTAAAAGATATGTTGATTCTAATGGTAGTATAGTGCCTGCTAACTACATACAAGGACATACTACAATAACTAATCCTAGTGGATTTGTTCATAATGGTAGCGAATGTGGATTAGATTTAATTACTACAGATGTAAGTGCATCAGATATAGCGAGCATTAATAATGCAAGTGCTACACAAACTTTTGCAAAACGAGATGCAACAAATTCAGATTTAGTTATACAACTTTTACAATATAGTAGTGCGTTATCAGACGCAGGAGAATTAGCAAGGACAAGAGCTTATGTCAGTTAATGAAGAACACAAGTACGATAAGTTTGTACACAGCAATGGTATGCCTTATGCTTATCTTGAAGTACCTATAGCATTTCTATCTGAAGAACTACCAACAGATGCAACTTGGTCGGCGAGTGAAGTAGATGATGATGGTAATTCTACTAAACAAAAAACCATAGAAGAATATGCTATATGGATTAAAAAATCTAATGATGAAACCAAAGCTATTATAGGATTAATGGCTACAGTTGCACCTACTTATCGTGTACCTAAATTTACTAAAGATGATTTACAAGATTGGGAAACTTGGTTAGATACTAAAGAACATACTATAGATACATGGCTTACTATAGAAGAACGTAACGTTTTATTGGAAACAGAAGATTATGAAAGTTAACGAATCAACAGATATAACTATACCATTGCGTAATCTGCTATCTATTATAGGTGGAGTAGCCGTAGCAGTTATAGGTTACTTTCATATAGATGAACGTATAATGTTACTTGAGCAT